CATACGCATACTTGTGTGCCATGCCCATGTTGTCTGTTTGATACAATGGACCACCAATCCATTCAAACTGGTCTTCTGGATTACATTGGTATACTTGATACTCAGCATAAGGTAAACCATCATCTCCGTTGCCAGGTGCGAATTCATTTATCTGTGAGCTATCTGCTGGTGCTGGGTAGAAGTAACGACCTACAACACCTTTCAAGCTGTTTCTGGTCCACATGTAAACTTGACGACCTTCTTTAGTAGATACAAGTTTCATATTGCCGGGTTCATCACCTCGGATAGGCATTCTACTTGCCATAGCGTATTTCGTACCATCTACGTCCATAAAGTCGCTGTCACCATCCCATGTAGCATTAATAGGAGTAACCTTACCACCGTGATAGTTGATTTTGTTTAGTCTTTCAACATCACTAGTACCTTGTTTTAAACGTTCTGCGTCAGCTTTTGCTTTTGCGGCTGCATCAGCACGGGCTTGGGCAGCGTTTGAATCAGCGGCAGCTTTGTACATTGCTTGTTGATGACTTGGTGTCGGGAAAGCTCCTGCGATTGCACTTGCTTTACCTGCTGCGCCGGCTGCCATTGCTGCCCCTAAACCTTTGAGAATACCTCTACGAGACATACCTTCTTCGCCTAAGCCCTTAGCACGAGCCTCTTTTTCCAAGTCTAACTTACGCTGACGAATCGCTGCTTGGTCAACACCCGGCTCACGTTCTAAATCTTGTAGTGCTTTACGCTTTGCAACCAAATCATCTTTACCTTGGAGTGCTGTTTCAGCGACACCTTGTTGAGGATTGTCAATCTCTGCTAACTTAGCACGAATCAAACTGATTAGTTTCTTATGAGTACCTGAAAGAGCACGAGTCTTTTCGATGTAATCTAAGATTTGGTTAGTCTCTGCTGCATACTTTGCTCTCCACTGAGGAGTTCTAGCAGTAGTAATGTCTTTGACGTTATCTAGTCTGTCAGCAAGTTTAATCACTAGACCGTAGCTGCTCATTACAGCCATCTTGTGTGATAGATATTGTGCTTTACCCATCTTCTTGATTTGTTCTGGATCGCTTGTTAGTTCTTTAACCAATGAAGCAACTAATCCACCAAACAAGTCATGTAAAACTTCTTGTGTTGTGTCAGTATCTTCGATTGTGTCATGTAGATATGCAGCACTAATCAATGCATCAAGGTTGTGTGATTGCTTATACTTTCTAATGTGGTCAGCAACACGCATTGGATGAGTAATGTATGGATCGCCACCTGAACGAGTTTGTCCTGCATGTGCCTTAGTTGCGTAAGCCAATGCTTCTTCTTCACCTTCGTCTACATTATGCTGACCGGCTTGGGTATAAGCATATTGAGGATGACGAGGATCACTTGTACTCATTGAATCATCGTCTTGTGGCTTCTTCTTTACATTACGGGCAGCGTTGTCTTTGTCAATCAAGTCACCGACTAATGCTCGCATTGGATCAGTCTTACGCAATTCTTCACGTGCTCTTAGTTGTGCCATGTGACGGTTGAAGTCTGCCGCATTGAATGGAGCATTATGGTCGTATGCTTCTGAAATGCCTTGCTTTAAGATATCAACTACTGTATGTGCAACTTCTTGTGCAGAACCTTGGTGTTGTTCACATGCTTGTTCAATTGCACTCATTACAAACTCATCACCAAACTTAGTAAAGATTTCTGGCTTAGCGTTGTATAGCAATTCTGCTACTTCGTTAGGAGTAGTACCCATTGATTCGGCTACGTTAGTTTTCTTAGCATGTGAGCCCATTAATCTTGATTCAGCCTTGTGCATTAACTCAGCTACTTCAGCATCACCCAACTTTGCCGGCATATCTCTGCGCCAGACTTTAAATTTCTGTTCTTCAGTTGCTTCAGGGTGTAATAGAATTTCTCGCATCGGTGTTGCACGAGGTCCTTCTTCTGATGCAAATTGACTTCTAGTTTCTTGTCTACTTATTACTTTTAATTTTTTAAGACCGAAACTCTGAAATACAGGCACACCCTCTTTATTCGCTCGTTCTAGATATTGGAACGATTGCTTTTGGTCAGCACCTACTACTAAAACAACACCTTGATATCCTAACTCAGCCAACTCTTGCAATGCTTGATTTAAGTTACCTTGTGCAGTAAAAATAGTTGCTTGTTGAGGGAAAACTCGTTGATAAATCTTTAGCTTTTCTTCTGGGTATAATGGATCATCTTTTCCAACAGTCTTGCTAACGAAGAAGTAAGGATCAGCATTCATGTCTTGTGCTTGAGTTATTACTGCATCGGCTAAGTACATGTGACCTGTATGTCCCATGCCTCTACCCCAGCCTACAACTGCTATCTTTTTGTTACCTGTTCTCTTAATCATATTCTTCTAGGACTCCAATTCATTTGGTCAATCAGTTTTAAGAATTGACCGGGCAAATCATATTGTAAGCTAATCTCAGGGTGGGCTTGCACGTAACCTTCAGGGTTAGTTTGCATGATACCACCGTGCAGACCGATACTCAATGATTTGATAATATTCATCTTTTCATTAGATACTGCTTCAACTGCACCCAATGTGGCTTTCAAGCCTTCTTTGTCACTAAGCATTGCATTTGCTTTCGCTGGGCTCAAATTAGCCTGTGCCCATTCTGGGAAATCTTTTAGCAAACCTTTTACACGCAAATGTTTATTCAAGTATGTGTATAGCTCTCCACCTGGATTGCTTAATCCCGGCTTAGGTGCAAGATAGTTATCAATTTTTTGTGCGTTGGCTTTGATGAAGGACTCAAGTTTATCTAAACCTGCAGTGCTCATGCCTGGCATTTCTTCTACATAAGTAGTACCTTGAACTATCACATCTTTTGTACTAAGACTATCAGTATTAGCAAGTCTACCTTCAGTAGTGCTACCCAACTTATCAAAGTAACCAGTAGCCGCAATCATCATCTTAGCAGAACCGATTTTCTTGCCTAGCTTACTTGCTACCGGAACATGGAAAGCAGTGATGTTTGGTGTGAAGTCGTAAGTCTTGGTGCGGCTATTCAATTCAGGCATCGCACTTTTTCCGTCTGGCTTAGTACCAGGATAGAACAATATACCACCCTCTAAGAAACCTCTTTCAGGACTAGCTTGTTCTAATAATTTCCATAGATTAGCTACATTGGTAGCAAATGCCATTCTTCCTGAATCAGCTTCGCCGCCGGTGCCCGTAATGAACTTAACAACGTCTTGTGGATTATCTGGTAAAGTCTTTACACCCTGCTTAGTTTGAGTTGCACCTCGAGATAGATAAGCCCATGCGTTCTTCGGTATCATTCTAAAGATACCTTCATCATCTCTTCCCCAATAGATTACTGGCATCCCGTCCCACTTCAATTCAATCGAGTCGTAGTTATCAATCATATGACGCATACGTTCAACTACGTGCATTGCACCGTGACTGCCGTTAGCAATTACTAAGTCTTCAATGTGTTGGTATTTGCGACCAACGGACGGGGCTGCTGCCTCGAATAGAATATCTGAGAATTTCATTTTAAGATGTCCAATGCTCTACGAAACCATTCAGTTACGTTCGGTGTTGCTGCTTGCCAACTTTTACCACCTCTAGCGGTGTTCATAATATCTTCTTTGCGCTTTGGATCAGGTATCTTTGCCATGATAGATTCTACACTACCTAAGTCTGAACCTTTTGCACCCTTGCCTAATAGATACTGAGCAATTGTATCCCAGTCGTCACTTAACAATTCTGCTTTCTTACCGATAGCATCTCGCTTGTATAGACCTTCATCAGGTGACCATAACATGCCTTGGCTACTTGCTAATGCGTTCATTACTAATTGCTTGTTTACACCTTTGTATGGGCTACCTTGAGGGATTTCATGTCTATGATACTGTGCCACTTTGGCTGCATTAGGAACTACTTTGATATCAACTTGATAGAACTTGTCTCCCATAGGGATTCTAGTATGCACAGTGACACCTGCTTTATGTGTAGTTATACCTTGCTTCTGCAAGTATTCATCAAGTGCTTGGCGAGTTGTTTTGCCATCAGTTGTTCCGAACTTATCCATCAATGTAGATAGTTCAACCATAGCGTCTAAGTCGTTTGATGATACAACTGTACCATCTGTTCTATAGCGTGGTTTCCAGCATGAACCGATAACTTCTAACTTAACACCTAATGGAGTTAAAAACTTCTGTGTAGTCTGGGCTAACGGTGTCCCTACTTTGCTAGGGTCAAAATCAGTTACTACATCTGGCCAAATGTTTCCACCTTCAAGTAACTTCATTTTAATAACTAACCTTAATATGTTGAATTACGCCTGAACTAAAGTCATTCATTACTGCACGAATCCAAACGAAGTTGCCTTCAACGTTAACATAACTATTCTGAGTAGAACCAGTTGAGGTGATAGTGTGTACAATAAACCAATCATTTTCAGTAGGATCTTCTGCCAATGTAGCTTGGAAGTGTAATGTGCCTACAAGGCTAGTAAAGTTCCAAGTAAATGTCTGTAAGTCTTTTTTGCTTAGGTAAAAGCCGGCTGCTGGGAACTTCTCGCTACGAATGAGTGAGTTTTGTCCGGTACTAGGAGTTTGACCTAATAGTGTAAGTGTGACTGGTTGACTCATTATGCTCTCACTACTTCTACTACAACACTGTCACCGACTAGTTCTTGTGCTACTTGCTCTAATGCTTGTTGGACGTCAGAACCAGCGATGCCAGAAACTTCTGATTCGCTGTCCTTGACGATTTTGCTGAATTTGATGACTAATACATCTTCGATAATCTTTGCCATGGTAAATACTCCATTATTATAGAGTATTTATCACGTTCAGACTATATCAGGTCGTTTTTCGAGTTTGTACTTTTTACCCAAGAATTCACCATACATTAGTGCTAGATAACTTAGATAACTCTCGTCATTGTAGTCAATAAAGTGAGTTGATGTTAGCCAATTATGCCAATACAACCAGCCCTGAGTTTTCTTCGACTGTAGCCAATAAGTAAACGCTGGGCTAGGTCTAAGCTGAGGGTTAGCTTTTAAGATGTTGCCGAACTTTTCACGGAAATCTTCAGGAGCTTTCTTACTCTTTAGATAAACTCGGTACTTATACTTGGGCTCATTGACGAAGGTCTTAATACCTACATAGCCCAAACTCTGAACCTCAGTGTAATCTACTGTAGCATTAGCATGACCGTCAAACGCTAAGTGTAGTGCTTGTAAGTCGTTACTGAATATTGCCGCAGTGTTACCTTCCATACGAATAGTAACTGTCTTATCTTTCTTATGGTCGTCACGATATTGTAAAATTACTTTAATCGCTTCTATATTTTGTCTGGTAAGATTACGTTCATCCTTGGTCATTCTACCCCAAAGTTTGTCGTTGTTTAGGCGTTCTTCAAATTCTGCAGGGCTATAATAGTAACCTCTACGCAAGCCCTCTACCGTGAAACGAGCACGGTATTGGTACTTGTTGTAGTATAGTTCGTCTCGGTAGTCGAATAAATCGACTCCGGGAGTGTTAATTGCTGACTTTAATAATGCCATCTTCACCTACTTCTGCAACTAGTTTTTGTTGCACCTCAAATACAATCTTGTCTTCCTGCAAATTAGCAGTGATGTTAGAGTTTTTGATACGCTCGAACAAGATTTTCTTAGATAGCGGGACACGAACTAATTCATCAATCTTGCGTCCTAGTGGACGTGCGCCCATCTTGCTATCATACCCTTTATCAGCCAAGTATTCTACTACTGATTCAGACAAATTCAAAGTAATATCGTATGATTCTTTCAACGACTTCTTCAAATCATCAGTGAACTTAACCACAATCTTCTTAATAGCAAGAGTATCAAGTTTGTTGAACTTAGTAATCAAGTCGATACGGTTTCTGAACTCAGGCTTAAAGAATTCTTTCAATGCTTTTTCATCATCTCCGGTGCGCTCCGTGCTACCGAAGCCAATCATTGACTTTTCACTATCACTTGCGCCCAAGTTACTGGTCATGATGATAATACAATTCTTAGCGTTAACTTCTTTACCGTTTGTACCTGTCACTCGACCTTCATCAAGTAGTTGCAAGAACACGTTAAAGATATCAGGGTGAGCCTTTTCAACTTCGTCAAACAACAAGATAGCATGAGGGTTCTTGCTCAAGTCGTTAATCAAGCGTCCGCCACCTAAGTTACCTTCACCGAAGCCAACATATCCGGGAGGGGCGCCGAGCAATGCTGAAACGTTGAACTTCTCGCTGTACTCTGACATATCGTACTTCAACAATGGCATGTCAAGATTCTTAGATAGCAAACGTGCTAACTCAGTCTTACCTGTACCAGTTGGGCCTAAGAACAAGAAACTTGCCATTGGCTTAGTCTCGCTACCGATACCTGCGAAACTCACATACAAACGCTCTAAGACTTGCTTTACAGTTTCTTCTTGACCATACAACTTATCCATAACGTTAGATTCTAAGTTAATGATTCGGTCGTTGCTGTCGTTGTTCAACTTGTCAGCAGGAACTTTTGTCATACGCTCTACTTGCTCATACACTAACTCTTTAGTGATGATTGCACCTTCGTTGCCAGCGACACGTTGCTTTGCACAGGCTGCATCAATCAAGTCAATTGATTTGTCTGGGTTCTTACGGTCGTGCATATAACGAGTTGACGCATCTACTGCCGCAACAATCGCATCTTCATTGATTTCAACTTGATGGAAGTCGTTCAATCGAGGGCTTAGACCACTCAAGATACGAATAGTCGATTCACGATTTGGCTCATCGACTGACACCCGATAGAATCGGCGCATCAATGCACGGTCTTTCTCGAATGATTCGTAGTATTCTTCCCAAGTAGTGCTTGCGATAACTTTCAATGTACCTTTAGTAATCGCGGGCTTAATCATGTTAGCGAAGTCAGGACCTGAATTGTTGCTTGAACCAGCACCCTTCATAGTATGTGCTTCGTCAATGAACAAGATTGATTTCTTTTTAGTATTCAAAGCCTCAACGATAGCCTTAATCTTTTCTTCGAAGTCACCTCGATACTTGGAACCAGCAAGAAGATTGCCCACTTCAAGTGAGTACAGTGTATGACCTTTTAAGAACTCAGGGCAATCACCTTCGACAATCTTTTGTGCAAGACCTTCTGCAATAGCAGTCTTACCTACACCAGGATCACCCACCATCAATACGTTCGACTTGAATCGCTTAGCCAAAACGTTGACGATTTCATCGATTTCAGTAGCACGACCAATCAAAGGTTCAATCTTACCTTTGTGCGCCATCTCAGTTAGGTTAGTAGTGTATTCTTCCAAGATTTCATCAGCTTGGCTTTCGCTAATGCCAGTGTACGCTTCTTGGTTCTTGTAGTGCTTTTGCCAGTAGGGCACGAACTCGTTTTTAACAATACCATACTTCAACAAATAGTAATGGGCATGACTATTTGTTTCTGACGCAATAGACAGATATAAGTCAATAGTAGTTACTTGCTTACGTCCAGTAAACAATACCTGCGTAACGCTTCGGTTCATCACTCGCTCTAAACTGTTAGTCTTACGAGGGTGAATCTCTTGTCCTTGGTCTACTGTCATTCGAATTGCATGTAGACTATCAATATAAGCAATAACTTCCTTAGTCATTGTATCAATGTCAACACCGTAACTTCCAAGACACTTCTTAAAAGGGGTATGTGTGATTAATGACAGCAACAAATGTTCAATGGTGCAGTATTCATGGTTGCGCTCTTTTGCGAATTCAATAGCTTGTTCAACGATTGATTCGATTTCTGGTGAATTTGTCACTCTTTAGTCCTTTAAGTTGATAATCTACTTTGTAGAATACTTTGCGTTATTCTGTCGTCAATTATATCAGGAATCACTGGATCAATCAAGAGATATTGGTCGCCAGCTGTGCCACCGAAAGGTATGCCCATTCCCGAAATCTTTAACATCGTGCCGGGCTTAGTCTTTTCCGGGACAGTTACTTCAAGCTCTTTACCCGAAATTACTGTAAATTTAATAGTTGAACCAACAATCAAATCAAGTACTGACACAGATACTTTACTAAGTAAGTCATTGCCTCTTCTCTCAAATTTTGGGTGCGGGTGAATTCTAAATTCGACCATCAACACCGCATCTTTGATTAATTCGTTATACTTATATTGCGCACCATTCTCTACCCCAATCGGGATATCAATCTTTACAGTTTGTACACCAGCGTTGGGGGTTTGCAATTGTAATATTTGCTCTCCACCTGTACATACCTGTTCCAAAGATACCCAAACTGTGGTACGATACGCTGGTTGTCGATTATTCTGGAAGCCTTGTCCGAAGAAATTCTGACCTCCTGCCCCGAACATTTGCCCAAAGATATCATTGATGTCAAATCCTGTATGGTGAAATTCGAATCCGAAAGGGTGACCCCCTCGTTGATGTGGATTATCATATTGTCGCTTCTTTTCTGGGTTGGATAAGTTATCGTAGGCTTCTTGAACCTTTTGGAACATGGCAGTGTCACCACCCTTATCTGGGTGATGTATTGCTGCCATTTTTCTGTATGCTTTTTTGATTTCGTCGGGGGAGGCATTTCTGTCTACCCCGAGAGTTTGATAGTAGTCAATCATAATATTGATGATAGCACATTAGGTGCTACCTGTCAATATTTATTATGCTACTCCGGCAACCTTTTCTTTTGTTCTGCCGTATGCTGCGATACCTAGAACTGCACCCATTGCGATATGGTACAATCCAGCGCCTTGCAATGTCAATGGTTGCCATTGACTTGTTACTGAACCATGTGATAGTGCCTGTAACAATGACCATAATACTGGGAATAGAACGAAGTCACAAGTACAAGTCAACATGTAGATCCAACCCATCATAGGGCGCATCTTCTTGTTGATCCAATCTGTTGCACCTTGGTCTAATGCTACAGTAGATTCACCACCTTGGCTCATAGCTCCGCCACCAGACTTCAATAGTTCTGATTGGTTTTGTTGTCCTGATTGAACTGGCGCACTTGCTCCGATATTGGTAGCTGATGCTGAGCCTTGTGCTGTTGCTCCAAAGCCTCCATTTGTCGATGGAGATCCAAAACCTCCTCCTGCTGTCGGAGATCCGAAACCGCCTGCTGTTGCTGACGCTGGTGAGCCGAAAGCGGCTGTTGCTGTATTGCCATTGCTTAATCCTCCGAATGAACTTCCTGTAGGGAACGCTGAAACTGCGGTATCCGCTACCAATGCTTCGTGGTGTTCGTCATCCGTAGCGATTGCGTTGTCCTGAGGACCTGACTTTTTTGGTAATAATGTTGCCATATTATAATCCTGCCTTTGCGATAAAATCTTTTAATAATGTGTCTGGTAATTTGTTACTCTTAGCCGGCGCTAAGCCTGCTCTTTCACGCATTTCGTTCAACCCGTCATCTTCTTCTTCAGGGTTAATCTCTCTATATTGTTTCGGGCTTAATGGAATCAATTGTCTAATCTTTTCAGCATCAAGTGGATAAGTTTTTTCATCAATTTCCATTGTCCAGTCATCGACTGTTAATTGTGTCAATGTTTCTAAGTCCTCAACTAATTCAATGATTCTTTCGGGGACTTTAGTTCTGCGGTCAAGTTCAAGGAATATTACATACTTACCAGTAGTAAGTTCGCCTTCACTTACTTTACCGTCTAATACCCAATCATATCCACGCTCAAACCAATCTACTAAATCTTCACTAGCGGAATTGCTCTTTACTACTATGGACAATGTGACGATTTCATCGTCAGTTCCCATTTTAGCTTCATACTTGTCAATCGTAATCTTAGGAATCACTTGCCCTACCATGTCACGGTAATCTAGACCTTCTTTAAGAATCTTAGTCATTACATCATCCCTCCTGGTGCGGGTGGCATTCCACCTGGTGCGGGCATTCCGCCGCCCATATTTCCTTGAGCACCAGCTTGACTCATATCTTGCTCGTCATTTTGAGTGCCTTCTTTATCTAAGTCATCCTCATAAGCATTATCTAGGTCTTCTAAGTCGATAGTTTGGTCAGCTAAGTCAATTGAGCCTTCTTTGATATCATTCATCAAATCTTTAGGCATTTGAATGTATACTAACCACACAGAACGGTCTACTGACTTAGGGTAGTGAGTTCCTGGTTTATAGTCTTCTGCACTTTCAATCTTTACAGGGACGCTGATTGTAGTCTTTTTAAACTTAATATCGCATCCTAGACGCAATAAACGTTTGCCACCGCTTGGGTCGGGCATAAGTTTCTCTGGGTACATGAAAACGCACGAAATGCTGTACCTTTTCATATCAGGGCCTCTAACTAGTTCACCTAGTTCCCAGTTCTTGTACGCATACAAGTCTGCCTCATCTAATACTCTCTCAAAGTCAAGTAAAGAATTGATTGTGGCGTCACTGAAATAGACTCCCTTGATAGTATTGATAATACTTGGGTAGTCGATATTGTTGAAAAATTCGTCTGAAGGATTGCTCATAGTTTAGTATTTATCATTCTTGCAATGATAATGAGCAAATAAGAAAATTTGGGGTTAGCCTAATATTTATGCTAAATCGCTGCGAAAAAAGTACGCTACTTGACGCACCTCAATGTCCTTTAAATATCTCTATGCTTTCATCAAGCATAACGCTCGACAAAGGAGATAATTTTGAGCAAACGCAA